TTACGCATTAATATACTTTATTTCTTGTTTAATATATACATTATTATCTGTTGTTAACCACACAATTAATGTACCTCTCCCATAGTTTGGATAATTACCTTTTAATGTAACTGTTGTATCTGTTCTCGCTGCGATAGAAATAGGTATATTTTCATTTCTTTCCATCCTTTCTACTATATCAAACGCAAAGCGTGCCGATGTATCCTCCACACCACTTTTAATCAATTTTGCTATAATTGTTGTGTGTATGGGGCCAAATACCGTAAACTCATCCATCCCCGAAGATAAAATAATTTTTGTCGCATCATTTTTTATTACATTCACAATTATATCCTCACTATAAGTATTCCCATCTTTACCAATATATTTTACAGTAATGTTGGTAGTACCACTATTCATACCTGCAATTACACCATCGCTTACCACCGCGATGTTTCGATTCTGGCTTATATAGTCTATTTTAGGATTCTCCACTATTACATCATTTTCTTTAACAATAACATTGATCCTTTTACTAAATTCTCCACCTGTAATATTTACTGGATTAGGTGTTGTTTCAATTTCAATTTTATATTTCCCTGCCCCCGCTGGTATCTCATTTATCAAGTCATCTTCCGCCGAAGTGGCATCTTGATTTGCATAAATCGTCAAGATTCCATCCTTGGTATAATCAATCCCAATTACCTTCCATCTATGTTTAAACTTTATAAATATATCATCCGTTTTTATTTGTTTCGTAAAATTATTTTCAGATAAAATAATTAATATTTCATTGGCCGGTAAGATAATTTCCTCATATGCTAATTCAGTTGTTTTATTCTTAATTATAGTAGGTTCTGGAAATATCATATTATTAAATATAAAATTAACATCATAATTACATTTCTCTATTGTATATAAATTATACACATCATTTATGTTTTCATTTTTCGTAATAACAAGATATTTTACATTATTACAGTTCAGAATATCACCCTGCTTCAAATCTGTCGCTGCTATAAAATATTTTTTATCTTTAGAATTATCTTTGTCATCTATTTCTTTAAAAATACCCTCAATCGTATTATCTTCATTATCATTCAAAATACAAGTTTTCCCTTTATGTTTTAATGCCAAATTGTAAAAATTCAATAGTGTATTCATTTAATTGTCACCCCTATCTGCTTGATGTAAATAACATAAAAATATTAGAATCTCCTTCTTCACCATCTGGATCTGGCAAAGTGGCAATTCTATCCTTTATTTTTTGTATCCTATCTTCTAATAATTTATAACATTCTGCTACACTTAATTGAGTTGTTGGATCTTCTATTTTTCTCATCAAATCAATATCATTACCCACTGCTTCAAGTATATCTATGATCGTAAATAGTAAATTTCTTTGCATAGTACCCTTATCATATGTATCTGTGGCAGTTAACTTATTTTCAAATAAATACATAGTATATTCTTCATCTTTAAAATAGTCCTTATGGTTTAATTCTATTTTTAATCTCTCTAATACATTCATTTATATCTACTTCCTTTCTTTAATTTATTTTTGAATATAAAAAAAGAAGTGTCAATTGACACTTCTAAAACCATAATAACAAACTGTTATCATAATATTTTTATAATAATTCCAATAAGAAAACATAATCCATTATTTTTATATATAGGCAATTTATTTATATTGTGGCTACTATGATAATTTTCATAGATACTATTATTTATTTCCTCTATCCTCCAATCAGTCATGTCTTTAATTTTTATATCATCATACTTATTTTTATATTTGTTTATTAAATATTGTAAAATATTTTTATTATCAATTTGTGATTTTACTTCTTCTAAAGAAACTTTTTCACCACCGTCAATAATTTCAGATAAATCAATAAGAACTTCTAATAAAACTATATCCATAATTAGCACCTTCTTTAATTTTATTTAATAAATTTATTAAATATTCTATAAAATAACTCAATATTCCTTTATTTGCATAAATAATATTGTAATTGAGCACTCCAATTTAAATCATCATATTTATCATCATCAAAAATATATTCTATTTTAACATTATTTATAGCGAAATCTTCTATTACAAAACAACTATCATTAGTTAAAATAATATAATCGTCCGAATTATTTATATATATTTTAAAATAACTAAAATTTCCTCCTGGAAATAAAGATATATTATAAACTTTTAGATATTTATAATTATTAAAATACAACTCAACCATATTATTTTCTCTTGTAAAACCAATCGGTCCATTGCTAGTTTTTATTTTACTATATTTTACACTTCCCATATTATTACTTCCTTTCACTTTTTATTTTGTTGTATAAAAAATGCGTTCCTCGTTATGAAGAACGCTATTTCTACGCTTTTACTCGATCTTTATTTTAATTTTAATTAAAAATTAGAAATAAGTATACCCAAAATCATAGCTTTCAATTATTGTTTTATTAGGTTTTATTTCTACTGTTTTTAATATATACTTATTTAATTTCAATGTAGTTTGTAATTTACTCCAATCACTTTCTGAGAATAACCCCTGTAATATTGAAGCAGTATTAGAATCTATAGTCATATTACTTCTAGTTTTATTAGATTTAATTAGTACATAGTATTGACCAGTGGGTACATCATCCATTTCATAATTTCCATAACCATCTGCTTCAGCAGTATATATTCCATTTTTACCACTTGGATTTTGCTTTAGAGTTACAGTAAACGCAGCATTATCAGAATTTCTATTTTTATTCCTACTAATGAGTACAATATTAGCTCCGTTATCAGGTTTAGTACCAATAAAATTATTATATTGCCACGTAATAACACCTCTCATATTTCCATTTCCTCTTTCAGCATTTGTTTCATTAATTTTTGTGGTCTGTACATTAGCATTTAATATCGACATTTTCTGAAATGCGTTTTTCAAATTTTTAGCCTCAGAATTGTCAGCATCTAATTTTAATATTTGATCTAAATATTTAATTGCATCATCATACTTATTATTTTTTGCTGAATCATTTGCTAACTGTATATTTTGCGCTATAAATTGCTTTTTACACTCTGATATTTTGCTTTGTGCATTATTATATATTTGTCCAGCACTCTGCGCAATTGTACTAAATTTTCGTATAGCTTCCGAATATTTTTTACTATCCATTAGTTTTAATCCTTCATTATATGTATATTGATTCTTCTTATATAATTGTGCTAACGATATTTGTGCCTTGATATTTTTATCATCTTTATAATTTAAAGCTTGAGTATATAATTTAATAGCATTATCGTAATCACCTTCCGACAATTTCCGACTAGCTAAACTGACCAGATTTTTGAAATTTTTTTGTTGACTATATTTATAAGTTCCAAAAATAGATCCGACAAATAAAACTATTGCTACTAGAATCAAGGTTAAAACCTTCAATATACTTTTTTTCCCCATGCTTTTACCCCATTCCTAATATTTATTAATACTTTATTCATATATCGTTTATAATTCTACAAATTATAGTAAAATCCTTCAAATATATTTAAATTTTTCTTCAATACGAATTATAAAATCATTATAAGTAAAACACAAAAATACCCTCAAACGGGTTAACGGTGTATGTTTGAAGGATTTTGCTATATGAAATATCGAATTTTTGCTGTGGGTAAAAAATGTATTTGTTAGGAAATTTTTTCCACAAGAGGGGCAATAAACATATTTTATGTAAGTTATTTGCAAATTTGGATAGTATTTTTATGCACTTATTTAATATTAGTCTAATTGATAATATTATTAATTGATATGCCAACTTCGCTAAATAGATATTATGTGATAGTTCATACATACCTTAAAATTACCCCTCAGTACTTGAAATCACTACATAATAGCCAACTTCACACTTTAGTTACATAAATAATCTAATTGAGAATAGCCAGAATTACCAATTATTTTGCCTAATTATTACCATTTAGTACAGTTATTATATTATATATTTCCATTTATTACCTTTGTATAAAATTGCATAATTACTGTATATCGCTGTATATTTATTACATCCATTTAATGTAAAATTTGTTTTTACTTTTAAATTTCAAAATTTTTCTAATTAAATTTTGAAAAATTATCACTTCATAGACAAATTCTTGCCATAACATACAGTGCGTTTTATATATGACTGACTAGTCAGTATAATTCTATTATTAGTTAACCATTGTCATAATATTAGTTAACAATATCTTACTCAACATTATTTTCGTTAACCTGCTCATCATCATTCACATTATCTTCATTGTCTTTACTTTCATCCTCTATTCTTTCTAATTCCTGTGTTACATCTGTTGTTATTGGCGATTTTTCTATGATAGTTTTCTTGGATATAGCCCCCATGTTATATTGAACATTCAGTTCATTTAATAGCTCTTGAGCATTCACAGGTCTAGTATAATTAAACTCTACAGATACGTAGTTATCATCATCAAATGTAATGCCTTTTAATGCCAGCAATTTATCAAATACATTGAACCGTTCTCTTAATCCTTTTCTTATATACTTCTCTTGTACCATAGAATATACATCTGCCAATTGATACAAAAGCTTTAGAGATACCTCAGATACATTAGCTATGTTACTATTTCCACCTACAATTGAAGGCATATGAGCAACCATGTTAAGTTTCTGATTAAGTATGTCCAAATACATCTTAATAGTATTATAATCCATATTAGCATTAACATACTTCATATCAGAACCAATTTCCAAAGATACAGCGTATCCTACTGCATCTTTATCAATCGTCCCTTCCATTTGCTGACCTACAACTACTGGTATTGGAGATAAAGACAATGTATATATACTATCTCCTAGCTTGGATAATAAATCTTCAATTTCATCTAATATTGGTATTATATCTTTTAATAACGATACTCCAAAATTTGGATCATTATCATTTTTATTATGATAATGTATTGGTAATCCGCTAATATTAGGACTAGATGATATTAAGTTAATACCATTATCTTCATCACTATAACTATCTACTCTATCTAAATAATATACATTATAGTAATCAACATCGTTACTTTTCCAATATTGTATAAATGCAATATAATCATTACTTTCTGTAATTACTGGATAACCTTCAGAACTATCAATTATTTTGCTACATATATTTTTATCTTTATCTAAATATATATATTCATATGCATCTCCATATTTACCTATACTATCAATTATATCAAAATCAATATTATTGTAATTACCTTTTCTATAAATGTTTTGGTATTCTCTTACCTTATTTTCACTTCCTACTAAAGATAATGGTTTGCCCAATAAATAAGTACTATGAAAATTCAATATTGTCTTTGCTTCTGGTATTATTAATTTTTTAGTTATGTATTCTTTACCTTTAAATTCCATATTCTTTTTTCTTAATATTTTATGCTGCCCATTTAAATAATCTTTATTATTTACTACTTCACTGATCCTATTAAGATTATACCCTTGCTTTACTTCGCCAATAAACCATTCTGGATTATTATTGTATACTTTATTTACATATTTATTTATATCCATATTTTAATCCTTCCTTTACCACTTGTAATTTACACTATGTTTAATAATATACAGTGTTAATGCAGCAGCCATTACTGAATCATCATGCTGACCAGATGCTGCACCCATAGAACCATTATCTTTTATTTCAAACACTTGCATCTCTTCAAGTATCCTAATGGAATTAATCTGTATCTGACCAGTATCAAATGCTTCAATAAGATCATTTATAATGATTCCTTTGCTCTTTGTTTTAGTATCAAATCCTAATCTAGCTATTATTTTATTATTCTCATCAAACATTTTCTGCTTATATATTCTCATATATTTGAAATTATATCTTAATCTTTCTATAACACTATTACCACCACTAGCACGTTCTATATTCAATAATGCTTTATTATAGTAGTGTCCTAATATATTAATTATTTCTGCCATCTGATATGGTTTTATTTTATTATTATAAAATTCTGCTACTTGCTCACCATCTTCATTGAATACTTCACAAACAGAATAGTCTAATCCAATGCCTTCACTAAGATCACAGCCGATAAAATACCTGGAATTTAGATTTTTTAATTTGTAAATAAAAAAAGATCTGCCATAATACTTTTTTAGTAACTGTGGCAAATCAGTTATATTATTTTTAGGTATGTAATTATTTTTCTTGAGCGATCTCCGTATTTGTGCAATTCTTTCATTTGAAAATATGTTCTGTCCAGTTGAAACAAAACCTTCTATTTCAGTAGATGGAAATTCCTGATGAAACAAATCAAGCCCACTTGAAGCAATCTTTAACCTCCTCCACATTAATTGTTCCATACTACAATTTAATTTTAGGAGTTCCAATTCTTCCTCACTCAATTCATCCTTCGTAAGCATTTTATTATTATTTTTAGCTTTATATATTTTTACACTATTTTTATAATCCTTCTTAAATAATGTACTGCCATTAATCCAGTTAAAGAAAAAAGATTTATAGCTATTTTCATTGTTCTTTGCCTGAAAATATAAATCATGAAAATAATTCAGGCCACAGGGTGTTGATTCTATTATTAATCTTCCCTCTGCTACTAAAGCTTGAGTGATAGAATTTAATTGTCTTTTAGGATTTTTCCATAGACTGAATTCGGAGAGATGAACCAGATTTAGAGTAGCACCTCTACCTACATCATTATTACCGGCTGTACAGCATGTAATTTTAGATCCATTACACATTTTTATCTCTTGCCTATTATTAGCTATAGTTTTAGGTCTTAACCAATTAGGCAAACTATTAAATTGCTGCTTCAACTTATCAAAGATATCATTACAACTTTTTTGATCGTGACTAACAAGAAGGCAATTACTATTAGGATGTACAACGCACTGTCGTATAGACAATGCAATGATACAAACAGTTAGCCCCAATTGTCTACTTTTAAGCACAATACAGTATTTTTGTAAATTTTCCATAAATTTTCTCTGCTCTGGAGTTAATATAAATGGTACTAATTTAAGGTCTTTATCAACAATTTTTATGAATGCTTGTATCCAGTTAATTTCATGCCCATCAAGCCATAGATATCTTAGTTTTTTAGTATTTTCAATATTCATTGCCATTATTTATCATCACCCTTTAATCCAGGTATATTAATTCCAGACAAATAATCATTAATTTCATCCTCATTATTTCCAAAGAAATCACTTTTAAAAAATTCTTCACACCATTTAGCAGAATTAACATCACCCTTTTCCGTTGCTTTTCTGTACATACTATTATAAATATCTAACATTTTCAACGTTTGAGAACTCTTTAAATATGCCTTGATCGCTTCCTGTGTATCTTCTCGCATTAGCCAGTCTGTCATAGCCGTTTCAAATTCTACTGAACAATTATTTCTAATTTCTTTATTATAGCTTTCTTTGCTTCTATCAGAATCAACATACCATTTTATAAAATAAGACAACTTTTGATTATTGCTTTTCAGTATCTTTTTTATTTTAGTGGGTACACTCTTTTTCATCTCATCATTCCTTTCTGTCATTTAGTTCCACAATTTTTTGCATAAAAAAAACTTATATTTCTTGATGTGACCTTCCATAAGTTAGATTTTTAGGCCTAACTTATTGAGGTCAATTCATTCTATAAGCCCTTTTTAATAATATTATGTTTTATACTACCGCAAAAATTTCTCCGTTTGTTCCTTTTCGTTTTCTTCTTCTCAACTTCATCTAAAATTTCTAAACACAATAAGTTAAAAGATTTCTTTAAGTTACTATTTACTAATATATCTATTAAATATACAATAAACGATATAAATACTAAAACTGCTGCAAATATGGCTATACTTCTAAACATCCAAAAAATTTCACTAGATGAACCTATTTTAGAGTATAAGGCAATTATTCCAGCAATAAAAATTGCAACTGCTGCCAATAAATTAGCCAAATATTGAGATATCGAAGCACCCTTGGAGAAATTATTTATTTTGATTTCTAGAATTTTCTTCTGATAATATATTTCATTTAAATCTAAACTTTTGTAATAATTTCTTATATCATCTATCAATCTATTAAAGCTATCGGGACTATACCTTATTATTTTAGTATTAATTTCTAAGGTATACCAAATAGCAAACTTTCTTAAATTCTTACTAAAAAAATATCTATTTAATGCATTGATAATATAATCTTTCATTATCTCATCTCTCTAATATTGTACTTTATATCTAATATTCTACAATATTAGTCAAATTCCCTTTATTTTCATAAATGTTATTATAAAAATCAATTTTTATATTTGTCATTTTTTATACCTAATAAATTCAACTCTTTAAATTTTTGTTTTGCCCAATCTGTAAAGTCATACTCATCAAAAAGTATTGGATATGCTGCTTCGCATAATTCCTCAAATTGCTTCTGTGTAACTTTTAAGCTAAAGAAAAATTTTGCTATTATGATAAATTTTTTTAATTTACTATTTTTATTATTTCTATATTTATTTAAAAAACTATATATATTACATTGAGCTAAACTATACATGTTTCTAGCCAAGTTAACTCTGTTAACTCCTTTAATAATCCCTAATAATTGATTAACACCTATGATGATCCCTAATATAATACTCCAATTTCTTATTGCTTCCATTAAATATTTACCCCTTATAAATCTTATCATAATTTCATAATTGAATTAATTATTCTCTTGCTTTATTATATTTTACCATTAACGAGATAAATTTTTAAGCATAAAGTACATCTATAATTACCTAGCCACACAATTCTTTTATTAAATCATCCATACTCCTTAAATCATTCCATAGAATCCTCATTCTAATATATAAAGCCATATTTCCATTTTGATCTTCTTTTTTATATTTTTTCTGAATTCTTAGTTTCCACTCTTCCCTTTCAGGAATATAAAATTCCTGATTTATTTTCATTTTATCAAAAAGTTCTTTGGTTTTATTACTGATTATTTCTTCTACAATAAGAACCCTATCCTCATAAATCATTTCTGCAAACACTTTCATTTTTAATTTCCTTCCTTTCTAAATTTTACACTATTTGATATTATCTATACTTTATATAGCCCTTTTAAGGCATTTATTTTACATTAAACATGTAATTATTCCTTACCAATAAAAATACGCTATATGGCTTATATGTGTCACATAAGATTATCCTACGGGATCGTTTGGATCTTCAATCCATCTCGGATGAGCTGTATTTACAACATAATAAACATCTTCCGTATCCCTATTAAATTTATCCCTGGCCTTCATAGAGGTCAATATCCCACCATCTAATATATTACCAATCACGGTATTGTTATTATCTGTTAAATTCACTGTAGTTTTTACTAATTTTGGATATCCATAATCAAATAAATCTAATGTCGTTAATGTGTTATCTTTCGGCCGATGCTCTTGAATTAAGTAATTTACTTTTATATCGTCCACAACTCCTTTTGCATATGGCAATCCTAGATCTTTTTTGTACCAGTCTAAAAAAGGCAGTACATAATAAATATTTATGTCTGCATCCCTTGCCCCTTGCTTTTCTGCAAATTCAAGATCTGACACCATATATAAACGCACTATATCTCCGGTATTATACGTTTTATTTACATTTATGTATTTTCCCCAACTATTACAGTAACTTATTTTGAATCCATCTTCTTTTATATTTAATTCCAAACAATAAAACCATGTTTTTGCTTCCATATGAAAGTTTTTGGTCATTGGATTCCAGCCTGTCCCTTTTATACTTGCAGGATGATAAAAATCAAATTGCTTTTGATCCTCTGCTTCTAGTGTAGGATCTACAAGTCCCAACTCTACCAAACTAACATCAGTGGCATCCATCTGATACGCTTGATTTTGCACACCGAATAATATATCTTTAAACAATTCCTTATCCATAAACTCCTCATTATATATTTCATATGTGTTTCCCATTTAATCTCCTCCTACTCCATATACAATATCTTAAATTTCACGTTATCATCACACTTCACAAAATAAGGTATTTCAAAATATTTTATCTGATCCTTATTAATACAAACAGTACTCTTCTTTATATAATCATCAAATATAAAATATTTATTTGTAAACTTCTCTTTATCCTCTACTTTATAACTATTCAATTCAGGATTATTATTAAGCCAATCCACGAATTCTAAACTTTCTGTTGCAGTAGTATACACTTCTATAGTCTGATGAAATCCTTTCAATAAAAATTGCAGCATAACAAGTGTATTATCTAGCTCCAACTCATTTCTATTAATTTTATTATTTGCCATGATTATTCAATATCCCCTTTATTAATTTAGTTATATTGTCAACTTAAAATATTTATTAGTTGACAATATATTAAGTTTAATGCCTTCCATATTTATTTTTTAATTCTAATAACTGAGTAAAACATTTATCAAAATCCTCTGTCTTTTCAAAAGCATACACAATTTTTCCATTATAATCCGTTTCCTTTTGAAAGCGAAATCCCATGAAAGACATACTGTAAGCTAAATATTTTTTATAAATATTAAATAGAGGTATTTTATTTTCTTCCATCTTAATTTTCCTCCTACGTATTTGTATATAAAATAAAGAGTAGCCTATAATAGCTACTCCCTTCATAATTTTCTGTTTCAACTTATTATTTTCTCATTTTTATTAAATTTTTTATTAGATATCTACTTAATTTCACCATTATAATTAATTTCTCCTTTCCATAATCAATTTACATCTTATAAATATGAATAAATCGCGCTATTTTTATAAGTCCAAGCAAGCGAGAATATATCATCACTGTATGGTACACCTTTTCCAATTTCAAATTGTCTTATAATTTCAAAGTTTTGTTGTGGCAATCTAAGGTCAATATTAAATATTTTTGACAATTCCGTTAATTTAATTTCTGTGTTTAGTAATCCCTGTGAATCTATGTATATCTTTTCAAATAGATTATATTTACGCATTATATTGTAAAAATAATCTGCATTATGTTTTTCTAATATGTGTATAAGCTCTGGATACTCTAATATATAATTTATGTAATATGTACTTTTTTCCTTATCATAAAAATATGACTTAAACATAGTATCAATACTGAGAAGTATTTCCTGTTGATCTTTAGTAAACAAATTAATGTCCACATTTAGAATGGATAAAACCATCAAAATCGTATTGCCTGCGTATTTCTCATGATAGTTATATCTATTAATGTTACATAATTTATGCAAATTTATGCAATCCTCATTTTTATTATTTACGATATGATTCCCCAAACATCGGCCTTCATAGAGGTCAATATCGACTCCAATTGCAGTGTTTTTCATTGTTTTAATTCCTGCTGTTTTATATAATCCTGTGAAATCATAAAAATATTTTATCGGCCACCCTCTATATTTTGTTAGATAGTAGCAACTTAATAAACTATCCAGATCGTCAGACAAACAGATATCAAACTCATTTTTTACATTTATCCATTGTGGTAATCTCTCCTTTATTTTTCCATTCAATTTTTTTTGTGCTTTGCTTTTGTAAAATAACAAACTATGTATTACTTAATTAACTATATAAAAACGACTATTTTTTAAAAAATTATATGAATACATTCACCTACCCTCACTTTCTTTGTGCTTAGATTTTTACAACCTCACACTCATGCCCCCTTTTTATTTCTATTAATTTTTAAATACTTCTGGATTGTCTTTTATAAATCCATAAAGACCTTTGGCCAATTTTTCAACCTGTTCCTCTTTTAGTCCTATATCAAAAACATTGTCTATTCCGTGTATACATTCGTGAATTACGGTACATTTTTGAAGATCTTCACTATATTTGCCTGATATATTTATAAATCCTTTATCGTTGTAAATGACACCATAGCAAATTTCATCATCCTCAATAACTTCCCCATCTACTTTATTAATCTTAAAATCTTTATATCCAATCTTCACTTTATCTGGTATATTCATTATTTTTTAATTACCTCCATTGAAGTTTTTATGTTTATTATTTATTTTATTTTTCAATTCCTTTACTTCTCCTTTTGTGTGCCTTTTATGTCCTGCTTCTCTCTGCCTTTCTTTACTATCTTTTAAAAATCTTTCTAGTTTTAGGTTAAATATTTCCTCTGGCGTTAATTCCCTTTTATATTCTTTTCTAAACTTTTTCAAATCCATCTCTCCATTTTTATTAATTGTTTTCATCTTTTTTACTATGATTAAGCATTTTCTTTTTCTTGTCGGCAGATACTTTATATATTGCATTTACATATCTATCATGCTGCTCTTGACTATATCCTCGCTTACCATTCTCGACCATAGAAATATAATTCTTAGATACACCCATTTCTGTAGCTAGTTCCTTTTGAGTAATATCATTTATTAACCTCAAAAGTTTTAATTTACTTGGATTCAGCACTATATCACTTCCTTTTACCTAAATCTTTTATTTCAATCAACAAAGCTTGTATTATGTCTTCTTTTATTTTTAATTTAAATTCATAATTTGATATTATTTCATCAACTTCTTTTTTTGTATATATTTGCTTATTCATATGCAACTCCTTTACATTAAACATTAAAAAAGAGGGGAATTAATATTCCCCACCACTTTAATATGTATTTATGCAATTGTTTTCTTTAACATTACAATACCTGCATCATCTGTTTGCTTTACTGCATATATGTACGTACCAACTATATCACTACAATGCAGCTTTTCATCTCTTTGCTCTTTTATATCTATTGCCTTTTTTTCCATATATGCAAGAGAATTTTTCTTTATTACAAATGATTTACATTCACCTGTTGTAGAGTCATATGTATTATGGTTACTATGGTATATTGGTATTCCCCTAAAATATCCTATCATTCCATTTCTAACCATTCCATTTCCTGATTGATTATACGTTTTACCTACATCTACAAATTCACTCATATTATAAAATGAACTATCTAACATACTATTTATTACTATTCCTGCCATATCATCGACATCTGAATCATCTCCAAATAGACCTAACGCTTCATTTAATTCATTTGCTGTAATTGCCTTACCATCTGCTGTAGCAGATTTTAATGGTGTCCCTGATGCCTCATCAACCAAATCACTATCTAATTTTCTTGCAAATACTATTGCTTGTTGTGTGGATGCCTCTTCAATTTGATTCCCCAATGCCGTAATATCGTCAATATCAAAAATCCTTACAATTTTATCGATCATTTTTATAGTGGCAGTACTATCTTCTTGATCGAGACTGTCTATTGGTGACATAGTCCCTTTTGTCACTTCGTTTGCTTCTGTTAAAGTTTTAAATTTAGGAAAATGTATAGTCTCACCTACAGTAGTATTTTTTAGATTTCCCAGTGCATTTGCTAAAATTGCCACTTTTAATTTCCCTTCAAATTTCTCCCTTGTTAATTGACTGTATACCTCTGGTATTATTAAACTCATTAATAATCAGATCCTTTCTTTTTTTTAATTTTTTAATATAATAAAAAAGCTACCTACAAAAATTTATGCAGATAACTTTTTATTTACTCAACTTATCATATAATTCCTTATTGTTATTATATAAATTCATTCTTTCCACAATTCCCATTTTCTTGAATTGATCTTTTGTAACATTGTCTGTACTAGATTTATGAGATCCTGGTTTAAAAGAATTATCTATCTTATTATTAGTAAATATCTCCTTTAAACTGCCTATTTCATCATCTATTTCATTATCTTCAATTCCAAATAAATATTTTGCCAGCTGCTCAGGCAAATCATGTTCTTTAAGTTTTTCAGATATATCCATTACTTTTTCCTTTTTGGCAACCTCTTTTTCTTTATCCTCCAATATTTTTAATCTTTTTTCTAATTCGATTTCTCCCGGGGTTTTATCCTTTGGCTTGTATTTTTTCAACTCTTTTTCTGCTGCGGATATTTTTTCCTCATATTCTTTTTTAACTTTACTTGTCTCATTTTTAATTAATTTATCTAAATCATTTTTAGATAAATAATCTTTATATTCTTCCTTTGTCTTAGTAATTTGTTCTGTAACATAATCATTTACACCTTTTATCTGTTCCTCACTTAAATTCAAATCTTTAATATCCATTAATAATCATTCCTTTCTGATTTAATTTATTAATAAAAAATTCTTTAATTTATCTAACTTGTCTCTTCCTAGTTTCCTGTTATCTTTTACCAAATGTGCAAGGTCAAATGCTGTAACCGGCTCCCCTGCACTCTCTGCAATAAACCTATATGTTACACCCTTGGTTCTTCTCATATTTAAAATTTTTTGTTTTATAAGTTGCCTAAGTAGGTTGTCTTCTAATTCCCGATTTATATTATTTTCCAATTTTTAACTCTCCTTTCTTAATTTAAAAAAGTTAGGAACTCAATTTCCAACTTTTATCCTTGCTTTCTCATGTAATTTAATGCATCCCTAGCCAACTCTTCACCGACATCTTTTTCGCCATATACTTTATCAATATTTATATTATTAATTATAGGGCGAGTATTATCATTATTAGCATTATTATTAGATCCTTTAGTATTATTATCCATAATACTCTTTATTTTAACCATAGTATCATGATAATCTTGAACCATAGGACTATTATTTAAACTTAATGTATTATTTTCTAGTTGCTTATTTATTGCATTAGAAATTTGTATTAAGGATGAATGTAATCCTTGCCCTTGCTCATAATTTAACACTGTTTCTGGTTCAGTTTTACTACCATGTAACATTGCCATTCCAGTGAAATCAACATCTCCGCCTTCTTTAAATCCTTCTATATCTACTGGAAATCTATCAAATTCATCTAATAATTTTTGTATTGCTACTAAAGTATCTTCTCTATTATTACCCCATAACCATCTAGCTCCTGAAGGCAATATTTTCTCACTGCCTTTTATAACACCAGAGCCACCTACTACTATATCATCTTCATTCAAATCAATTCCACTAACATCGTCTGTATCTATAAAGGTATATCCAAACTTACCTAATAAATTTTTAGCATTTTCCAAATCTGTTCCCGTACCAAAAATTCTACCAGATTGACTTATAATACCAAATTGTTTTATATAATCACTCATTGTTTGGTTATTATAATTTGATATATATGGTATTCTACTATTAATAGAATCAAAATACATTTTTAAGAAAAGTGCAGTTTGATATCTATCTCTGCCAGTTAGATTAATAGCTCCATTCATTTTATTAACAGGAACACTGTTGCTTAAAATAACATCACCAGACTGTGGATTAACCTGATCGGCTGATGTTGAATTTGTATCTACATAATTATACCCTGCTGCACCTAATATCGTTTCTGCATTTTGCAAATCGATACCAGTACCATATACTGTCCTAATCTTGGATGTAGAATTAATTTGAGTCGTATCTAAGGTACCAAATTCATTCATCAAATCTTGTACTTCTTTTAATTGATCTATTAATTCAGTTTTTATTTTATTTCCAAGAACCGTTAATCCTTCTCCAAATTCATTCTCATAATTCTTCAACGCAGTTTCCAAATCTACTTTATTTCCATTAGAATCTAATAAATACCCACCAATTAATGCCTGATTAGCTTGTTTGTTTAAATTTGCATCATCATTACTATTATCAATAGCATCGGCGTATGATTGTTCTAGTTTCTCATATTCATCTTTGGCTTTATTCAAAGCATCTTCCCTATTTTGAATATTCTGATCCATAGTGTCACTAGCAAATTGTCTATTGGCTTCATCTAATTGCTTCTGTAAATCTTCCCTTTGTGCTTTAGAAGCAATATCATTTCCTTGTATAGCATTTAGTTGTCTTTGCAATTCATTAATATTTTGAATATCTGTATAATTAGTTTCATTATTATCTAACTTCTTTTTAGCCTCTTCTAATTTATTTACTTCTTTATCAACAGCGTCTTCAAATAATTTAAGATTCTTATCCAATTCATCTTTAAACAATTCATTGTTTTTTGATATTACTTCTTTGATTTTATCAAGAATTGTACTAGTCAAATCATTTATAGAATTTTTTATATCTTCAATTCCCTTATTATCCTCAGACAATGTTGTTCTTGCTTTGTCCAATTCAGCATTTATTTCCTTTATTTTATCAAATAAATATGCTGAACCTGTTTTCATCTCTTCTTCATTAAGATCACGCAATAAATCTGTTAATTTTTGAATATATTGTTGATCTTCATCTACTTTCTGAGTCTGCAATGATAACTTTGAAGATAAATCAACGGTTTTGGCATTGTCTAATCTATTTAAAGCATTTTCAATTAAAGTTAAATTTGCCTGAATACTATTAGTAATGTTATCAAATTTAGATTGTGCCCATGCATTACCAGCTTCTTTTACTGCTTTTTGCACATCTGTTATACTATTTTCAACTTCAACTGCCTTTTCTTGCATTTCTTGTAACACTGCAAAAGTATATATTCCCCGAGGATTACTTAACTGTGAATTAATAAATTTTTCTTCATTCTGTAATAATATTATTTTACTATTCGTTGTATCTAATATTTGTTTTAAATTTGTAATATAGGCATTATCATTTTCACCATCTAATGACGATATTGATTGCATTTTTTCAATAGAAGAATCTATTAATTTTATTTGATTTTCATATTGACTAATCCAATCTTCATACCAATCCTTATACAATTCGTGTATTTTTTGTTCATCATCTTCGATTTTGGCAGCATATTCTTCAACTTTTGACATCATATCCTGTTCATCCGATAATGTACCTGAAACTGAAGTTGTTGGCATTTCTTTACCATTTGCATATTGAGAAGCATAATTTAGAACTGAATTAGCATAAGAATAGCTACCTCCGCCATATTCACCTGTGTTATATAAAGCTACACCTTTCCGTTCGCCATATTTTTTAACCAAATATGCTAAATAAGCAGTTCCACCCATAATATTCTGATATGGATTGTATACATCAGAAACACCCCATTCACTAGCTGTTCCAGGCATAAGTTGCATAAGTCCCATAGCTCCAGCAGATGATTTTGCATTAGCATCCCAATCACTTTCTTGCTTTATAACACCAGCAATTAGACTAGGACTTAAACCATATTTTTGTGCTGCTGCATTTACCACATCTTCATATGTTAATTTAGATGATGTAACCGAAGCATCTGAACCACTTCCTGATACAATTCGTCTTGCACCAACATAATCGTTTCTAGCATTTAAATCTGATATTTTTACTACGTCACCAGTATGTGGTGATTGTATGTATTTACCATCTCCTGCATATATCCCCACATGCCCCGGGCCTTGTGAACTAGCTTCAAAGAATACCAAATCACCTGGCTGTAAATTCGCTTTTGATACGGGTGTCCCTTGCTTATATTGTTCAAATGTAGTTCTCTCTAATTGTATTCCCACTTGCTTATAAACATATTGTACTAATCCTGAACAGTCAAATCCTTGTGGACTTTCTCCACCCCATACATATGGAGTTCCCAAATACTTCTCTGCATCAGTCACGATTTGTTTCCCAATAGCAGTACCACTTTGATTTGCTACGATAGAACTCATACTAGTTACGGAAGCCGCATTAGTCTGTGCATCTCCATACATTCCAATTTCTTGTTCTACTAAAGCAATTTCTTGTTTTATGGCAGCTCTACGTTTTTCAGAGCCTTTCGCATAATTATCAGCAATATTCTCTTGCTTTTTTATTACATTAGACAGAGATGATAATTGCAACTCATATTCCTTAGCTACTTCTTTTGCCTTATCCATTGTAGTTGTATTGTCTTCAATAGCTTTAGTATTTTTTTCCTGCGATTTAGTGTTTTCATCAGACGCATCAGTTCCATCCTGTTGTGCTTTAATATTATCATTTTGAGCATTTGTATTATTTTTTACAGCATCAGTAGCTTTTTTATAATTATCCCAATTTATATTTTCTTGTTTAGAAATTGCTTTTTCATTCTCTAAAGATTTTAATTTATCTTTAGCTTCTTTTACTTTTTTTACATTGTCATCATAATCTTTTAAATCTGTACCAAATACACTATTTTTTACTTTATCGCCAATTCCAAAAGGCAATTTTTCTGCCCAAGTGATGACACCATGTAAGACAGACATTTCAGTAGAATATGCATCTATCCTTTTTTGTGATTCTGTTATCGTCTTCTGAGCTGAATCCATTTCTGCCTGTATTCTTTTATTGGCTGCATCTTGTCCTACTTGTGCTACCAATGCAATATAATTTCCCTCAGTATCTAAATTGGCTATTTTTTCATTTATTTTCTGCTTATTTTTATCAATTGCATCACTATCACCATTAGTAACATTAATTAAACCAGGAACTAAACTTTCTAATTGGGCTGTTGTATCCGCTAATTTCTTCTTTTCATCTGCTGTTAAACCAGTTTTACTAGCTAAATTAACATATGTATCTTCTAAATCAGTCAACTGATCCCGTTCTTCTTTTAATTGACTATTTGCAAATGCAGTTTTAGAATCAGTTTTTAAATCCCCAATTTTTTCATTTATTTTCCCAATTAAGGTATTAACGTCCCCTAAATATGGTAATAGATCAAAGTCCTCTTCCACGATTTTTCGATCGGCATCACTAACTTTACCAGTATTTTGTATATCATTTAATACTTTTTTGTATTTATTAATTTGTTGGATATCAGTTGTAAACTGATTTTTAAACTCTTCAACACTTTTATTTAAGGAATTTATTTTAGTAATATCCTGAGATATTTTACTGGTATCTATGTTAAATACTTTCTTTAACTGCTCAGCAGAAAATGAAGTACCCGATATTTGCTTTATTTTTTTAACTAGTTCATCAGTATCTTTAGTGTATTTTTCTACAGGTAAAGCTCCAGATTTTACTTGTTTATTTAACCCATTGATTTCACTTATTAATTTCAAGCTATCATTATTAGAATATAACTTACTAACTGCATTAATTTGCTTTTGTATATCTTTCCCATTGGACATTTTGTTGAACTCTTTATTTTGCATTGCCCAATTCTTTATCGCAGTCTGTAAAGTTGGGTTAAGCTTTTGATATGCATCATCAATTTTTAATATATCAGGAATTTTTTCTTTATACCATTCAGAAGCTTGTTGATTCTCCTTATTTAATTGTGCTGTCATTGCCGCTTTTTGAGAATCATTTGTAGTAAATCTTTGAAAATATGTTTTAGGGTCCGTAAAAAGAGTTTTTATATTATGTGTAAAATTCCCAGCTCCATAGCTTTGATTTAAATATCCAATACGATCATTATTAGCTTTTATTTCAGCTTCCGATTCTTCTTTAAACCCACTATCATTAATTACTTTTTGAGATTCCCATCTTGCTTTTTCTTTCTCTGAATCTATTAATTTTTTTAAATTCCCATTTAAATTTAGCACAGCATCCCCAGCATCAGTATATCCACTTACCAAGTCGGGGAATTTTTGAGCTAAGTCATTATTCATATCTTTTAATGCTTTTGTATCTTCAGTTAATGGCGTCAGACCTTTATCTTTATATGTTTGTATTCGATCATATACATCACTATACTTAGCTGACATTTCAGATAACATTGATACATTTGACTGATGTTCTTGTATATTTTGTTTACTAGATTGCAATAAATCAGTATTTTTCTGCTTTAAAGAATCTACTTTATTAATATAGTCTCCGATTTTTTGAACTAATGCACCAATAGCTATACTTATTCCCATTGTAATAGCTGCGTTTAAAGCGATTTCTGTTACTCTTAATGCTCCAGTTGCTATAGTAGTTGCCACAGTCGTTGATTTTAGAGCGTTCATACTTGCTTTTGTACGTTCCAATAAAGTAGGAGTTTGTATCATTGTCCCATTGAATTCCTGAATAGCTTTTAAGGATTTAGCATAAGATTCCGTAAAACTATTAAATGAACTCTTAGCATCTCCAATACTCTTACCAAAAACTTTAACACTGCCTACAGAACTTGTTAAATCTATAGGTTTGAAATTTTTAAACTTATCAAATTGTGTAAGTATTGGCACTATGCCACTGAGCAAAACTGGAAGTAACCCAACCTTATTGACTAAGCTAGTAAAAGTTTTTAATAATTCATTTGCTCCACTAATTCCTTTATTTATTTCATCTGAATTACCTATAGATCTGTATAATTCCTCTACCGAATGCTTGAAATCATTGATCCTTGCTTGTGTACCTTTAGACCATACATTGTTATATTTATTTTCAGCATATCCAGCACTGTTTCCTATATCCTTCAGCATACCATTTACTTTATCATAATTCTGCATTAATACCTGAAAATCATTGGCATGTTGTACCCCAGCCATGGCTTTGGATATAGCTGCACGAGATACTTCTCCTAGATTTTTATATTTCTTTGCAATTTCATCTAATACCTCTTCATAGGATTTAAAAGTATTTTTATCTTTTCTTATATCTATATTTGCATATCTCTTTAAATCCCTCTCGACATTCGAAAGATCATCTCCGTTAAAAGGGTCAAATTTCTGTCCTCCTTTAACATTTTCATACCTTGCGAATTGAGTTTTGAAAGATTCACCTATGCTAGAAGCATTACCTCTTGTGACGCTAGAAACAGTGCTTATATATGCTAACAAATGATCAAAATCTACTTTTACAGACTGTGCCATTGCAGATGAACCTTGCATTGCTGTAGATATTTCTTTAAAACTTGTAGCACTATCGTTATCAGCTTTTGTAAGTTTTGAAACCACATCCATCATAGCCTGAGCATCTTTAGTATTCATCCTGAATCCATTAGATATAGCTATTAATTGATCTGCTACATCTTTATTTGATTGCCCTGATAATGCAGCTCCTATAGTAGTAGCTTTCAACATATTTTTTGTTTGAGCAATATCATCTCCGGCTCTAAGAAAATCCTCTGCACCTGACATCATTTCAGCATTTGTACTATGCAGTTGAGTAGCCAAATCTGCAAATTGATTAGTCAATCCTTGTACTTGTTGATTATTCATCCCCGTAATCATTTGGATATTTATTTGGCTTTTATTTAATTCATTTAGGCTAGAAATTGCTTCTTTAATTTGGTTTAAAGTACCGTATAATGCACCTGCTGCCACACTCCACTGAAGCATTCCTTTAATGGAACTACTTAACTGTTCCCCCAAAGTACCATGCTTGTTACTCAAGTTTTGTACATTGGTAGCCATACTATATATGGAACCAGTGGATTCATCTAATACGGCCTTATATTTACTAACAATATTTCTTCCCTCATCAACAGAATAATTAACCGTTTTTACCTTATTCCCAAATTTGTCAAAAGAATCTGCCATACTGCTAACACTTGCTTTTGCATTTACAGTTTCCCGTATAAATTTTTGAATATCCTGTATGCCGGAATTCATATTTAATCCAGACAGTGACATTGAACCTATGTTTTTAGCAGACTGACTAACTTTATTTAAAGCATTGTTAATTTTATTCAATTTTTCCGTGGTAGTAGAATCTACCTTAAAATCTAACTTCAAATTTGTTGCTTTCGATAATCTTTCCAATGCTCTGTTTAAATTTTGTAAATTGGCATTATAATTATCAAAATCAATATCAATGCTGATTTTTAATCTATCATCACTCATTTATACTTTATTCCTCCAAACTCTAATAACCAAAGACCCCTCATATTAAAGAAACCTTTGGATTTTCCTTTTTAATACCCTTACTCATGCTTTCGATATTATTTTTCAATTTCTCGCTACTTATTAACGTATTGATAGTTTGCGCCATCTGTTTTTGTGCATTTATGATTTTTTTACTAATCTTAAATAGTTCATTACTCAAAATATTATTTATTTCTTCCAAATCTTCATCTGGATGCTCAATAATCTCTTTTAATTCTTCATCTGAAACTTTATCTATATCTTGTAAATCAGTTAATTCTTTATATAGAACTCTGAATACCTCTTCTCCTGTAATTTCTACTTTATTATTTTCTTTATTAATATGAGTTTCAACAAAATTCATCAAAACTTCTTCCTGCTCTAAAGTTGGAGCATAAACAGTTACATCCCCTACAACAGCCAATGCCCTTCTTATCTCTTTACCATTTTCATCTAACTTTCTTTTTTTATCCATTATACTTTTACTCATTTAATTTCCTACACTCCTTAATTTTAATTTTTATTTATTAAATCTAAAAGTAATAATATTTATAGATTTAATGATTGCTTACAGATACAAATTAATTCTTATTAAATTCAGTAATATCAACCTTTTATATAATATATGTTTTAAATCTTAGGTCGGTTTTTTGCTTAAAAAAAGAGGTATAAAAAAATACCTCTATGATTTACAAAATTAAGGTATCTAACAAATTAGTTAGACACCTGCACAGCATTATTCCCCATACTCAGCTAGTTATTCTCTTTGTTTTAGGAGAGGCAGGATCTGAACCTGCATGAACATACTAGCAAAAGTTACCAAAAATGAAATTCTATAACACCTAAGTGCTAAGGAATATAATACCTAACTATATAAAAATAGTTAGAATCAATTATCTCTTTTTAGATAACTCATTTTAACTGTTTTTAAATTTTCTATTGACTATTGCTATTTAAATATGATATAGTATGATTGTATTTTTGTATAATTTTTTATATAAAAATACATAATAATAAATTATTTACACAATAACCTTTTTTAGTTTAATGTGCTTACTCTCACTCAGCACATACTCTCTGTCTTATAACTCTTTGATTTCCTAGCTAGTCGTTATAACTTAGTTTTTCATCGTTTCAGATGTGAAGAGTTTTATCTCTCCCATATAAAGTAATATAACCAAGTCCTAAAAAACATATAAAAACCACAATAACCAGCATTAGGAAAATTTAAATCGTGCAATTTTTTATCGTTTTTTCAATTTTGTATATTTTACCCCATATATATCTATTTCTCCCTTATCATCTTTTATTAATGTCTCTGTAATATTTGGTATAACTTTAAAACACTGTAAAAATTTTTCCTGATCTATACTATATAAAGTTTTAAGAATGTTCCTACCAAGCTTCTTATATTCTACATTATCTTTTTTCTTATATGAATCATCTAATCTTTTTAAAATGGTGTAAATCATTTCACTAGTCCACTTCATCTTTCTAAGTTTTTTATAATATTTACACCTTATTTCTTCAGCCATTCTAAATTTATCCTTTGCTTCTTCGTTATACAACTTGTATATTTCAGATATTTCATATTGCATTTTCTCAACCAACTCTATAGTTTTTTCAATATGCTTCCTATCTGCTTTATCTATATTTTTGTTTTTATATAGCAAGCTTTTCAATGTCACATTTCCATTAGCATTATCTCTATCTTTTCTTTTGTTAATATCTTTATTATTAATTATATCAACTAAATAGTCCATACCAGTATTAAACTTTTTAAATTTATAATCCTTGCCACCATCTAAAAATTTGAAAAAGTATGGTCTTATATTAGCTATCTTTTTATTATTATCTCTGGTAATATAACCTTTGCCCAAATAATTCTTTTCTCTAATTTTATCAATTTCTTTTACAACCTCAACTGGACTATCTTTTTTTGCAGAATCAATTATTATGCAGCTCAATATATTTAAATTACTTATATCTTTGTATAATTCCAATAATTCTTCTTCATTTGCATTTTTAGATTTTTTATCCCAATATAGACTATTCAGCATTTGTACAAAATTAATACATTCACCAATTTTACCCTGGCTACATTTTATATCAGTATCACATAGATTTCTAGGAGTATAAGATCGTTCTATCTTCTTTTTAGAAGTACAATCTGTAGATACTAAAAATCTGTTTATTTTTTCACCATTTATATTTACAGTTTCATTTAATCTTTTACAATTCTTAGTAATAACTTTGTTATTTGTCACAAGCATAGCATCCCCATCAAAATCCATACTTGACTCAAGTTCCATTATGTTCCATCCTATAGCACTTATATAAATAACATTGTCCGATTCTGTGTTAAAATATTTACTTAGTATCCCCGGGACAACATTTTTAAATACAGTCATATTACTCATGGTGGGTTGTGGTGAACGTACTCCCAATACATCTTCATTTTCTTTAAATTTAGAAGTATAACATTCACCTATTCCTAATGTACTAGATTTACTATCCCATTTACCTATAGAACATAATAAATATTCATAAGCAGAATTTATTACCGTTGCATATGTACCGTTAACAAGTATATGTCCCTTTTTTACATTCTTGATATAATTATCAATTACTTCATATTTGAATTTTCTACCTATCTTAGTTTTAATAAAATTTTCATTTATTTTAAGCATATTCAGTATAAAATCTGAATTACATTTAACATCATCTAGCTGTTGGGCTTCTTTACCTGTCATATCATCAAAATTAATATCATTATTGTTAATAATTCCCAGATGTAACTTAAATACAGATAAATTATTTTTTAACAACCTAATATAATTAATAGTAGGTTGTATTAATTGCAGCATATCATTTTTATTAAGTCCTAAAGTATTCAATAACTGATAATGAGTGTTTACCATATTATTAAAATTATGTTTCTGACCTTTATCATATTTACAGATCCCCCAAACATCACTCATGATTTTAGTCCATTCTTTAAAAGATTTATATTTTAAATATTTTATACTACTAGCAGTTGTAATTAATTTGATCTGTTTAATATTTGTAGCTAATGTTTGTCCCCTTAATTGTGAAATATCAGTAATACCATTATCCATAAAAAACTGTTGTATATCAGTATTTATTCCGATACCTTTGTAAAACCTATTCCTGAGTTGTAATATTGCTTTATCTTCATAACCATTAGCAATAAAAATAGATCTGTCTAATAAACTTTCACCATCAAATATCTTATTGGAAATTTCTTTTTCTGCAATATGTGTATATAGTTCACCATATATAATCTTATCTTTATCTTTTTCATCCCTTATTACATTTGTCAAATCCGTGGCCATTACAGTATCGGTAAATGTACTTTTAGCATCATTAATAAGTAATATGTTCTCTGGTCTTAATTTAAAAGTATCTATTATACTACTGCTAACTAAACTTATATATGCTTCAATAGATGGTAAATCCAATTCAATATTATTATAATCTATACCACACATCAGCCAATCAATTACTTTATTATAATATCTCTTATTTATATAATTGACTTTGCCATTCCTGGCACTTCCAGAACTCCTAAACAACCGTACATAACGTGTATCTTTGCCATTTACATTTATAGTAAATCCATCTTCATATAATTCTTCCCGTAACTTATATGTAGTAAAATTATATTTCTCTTTTAGGTTTTTTATTTGCTTAGTTATATCTTTAATTAATTGTCTAATATGTATTAATTCGTCATTTATATCTGGTAATTTATCTTCTAAATTATGTAATTTCATTTTATCTTTAGTTTCAAGATATTCTTTAGAATATAATCTACTTATTTTACCATTTATACTATTTTCTAATTTATTTAATTTTTTTCTTTTAAGTTTAAACATATTCAACAGTATCATTCTATTACTATATGATTCATCAGCATCTAATAAATATTCTATATCAGTATCGCTAATATCGTAATTATAATCAAATTTAACAGTAATAATATTATTGGTATAAAATCTATTTAAATCTTTATTTAATTTAACGAAATAATTATAATTTTCCTGTAAATATATAGTAAATAAAGAATAGTCTAAGCTACCTCTATAATTGGATAATATCCTATAACCTTGTTGTTTCAATTTAGCTATTTTATTTTTACTTAATTTATCAACTATAGCACATTTTCCAGTAACTACGTCCTTTGCTTGTACATTTAATATTTGTATATTATTATTCAATATATTATTCCTCCAAATAATTTAGATATTTTAATTTGATTCTGAAAATCTTAGTGTTTAGTTATTTCAGTTAAATTTTTTAATAAATTTGGTGTTTCTTCAAAACAGAATACAGATAACCAGTTTTTATATTTATTTGGTTCTGTATAAATTAATTCATTTCCATTTACAATTAATTGTATAGCAATTTTTTTACTAAATATTTTTTTAACTTTCATTTAATATATCAAATCCTTTCAAATTAATTCATATCGGGTTACTAACTATGTTAGTAACCCGAGGGCAACAATTCCTACAGAATTGTCTGCCCTTTTATTGCTAATTTATTAGTATTAGTTAATTTTTATAATAATTTATTGTTTCTATAATTCAGTATTTACCCCCCTAAAATGTGAAATTTTTTATATTATAAATAAATCACCAAATAGGGGGGTAAGGTTATTTATCATCTAAACTTTTTATTCTCCATGCATGTTTAAACTTTTTCTTACTGCCATTAATTATTCTACTTGTAGGAAACTCTTCAATATAATAATTGGTGTTTAAATCATGTAATAAATAACTATTCAGTGTGTTTTTATTTTTTATATATTTGATATTTCCATTTTTAATACTGGAATGGTTATAATCAATTAATCCTATTTTTTCAATTAATTCTTTTCTATCATTTACTAGTAATATAACAGTACCTTTTATGCTATCTAAATAATTTTTTAATTCTATTAATTGAGTGTCTAATACAACATCTTCAATCAATTTATTTTTATTAAATGTATTTTTTAAATGTAACCAATTTAATTGTTCTTTAATATAAGCAAATTTATCTTTCTTAAATAATGCCATCATTTTTATAGCAAATTTCTTGTCTAATTCTAATCTATGTAAACCAATATAGTTAATTTTATATGTACCAGTTTTATTATCTCTGTAAAATATTTCATTGAGATATAATTTATGGAATAACTTTAAATCATTATCAAAAATTTTATTAAACTTGTTAATATCTTTATTATACAAATCAACATATTCCAGTTTATCATCATATAATTTACAAAAAGTTCTAAAAGTTCTAATTTCATTTTGTGGTATGTATAAATTCACTATATCAGCATCTTCTATATTTATCCTCTTTCTGCCTATTTCCTGTATAAAACTTATCTTATCATATGTCATTACAACCAAATTTTTTAATTTATCATCTTTTATATCAATGCCATTTTCCAACACTTTAGTTGTTATCAGAACTTTCTTTTTAAAACAAGAATCATTTACTATATTATTTAATTCAGATGAATTAGTAGTTCCTGCTTTAATTATTGTACTTATATCATTACCTAGAACCTTCTGCATTTTTTCACCTTTTGCTTTAGATGATGTGAATACAAGCCATTTATTATCTGTTTTATCATTCAAAATCAAATTGGTGATATTATCTATTTTTTTAAAATATTTTGGATTTAGATAACTATAGTCTCTGCCAGTACTATATATCTTTGGATAAGAATTTTTAGACATATTTTTACAACTCTTTATAATATCACCTTTCAGTTCATCCATCGTTGCAGAAATAAAAATTTTGATTACAAAAGATAACTTTTTTTCTATAATATCCGTATATGTGTATTGGATCTTATTGCAGAATCCAGCATCTTCAAATAAAAATTGACACTCATCGAAAATGAGGTACTTAGCTTTATTTGGTTCAACACCATTGCCTGTAACATCTTCATAAATTTTATCTATGTTATTGAAAAATAATTCCTGATATGATGTTACTCTAACATTTTTTATCCATTTTATTTTATCTATCGCACTGTTATTCAGTTTTTTATTATACAATCCATAGTGTTTCAATAAATCTACTTTTATTTTTCTCTTTAGATTTGTTCTATTGCAAACATATAAAACGGAATCTTGTAACTGTATATTATTTAACAATTTATTGAGTATAAAATATGTTTTTCCTGTGCCTGTTTGACTGTCGATTATTATGTAATCTCCTAAATTCCAATTCTTATAATCTTGTCCTATAACATCCGTGATCCACTTTAATGCTAACTTTTTGCCCATATGATTCCCCCCAATTATTTATTAAAATACCATCTTTTATATTATTAGCATTTCTGAATTTTATCATTTATAGTATTTAGCAGCTTCATCTGATTTTCAGCATTTTTAACTGCTTCTTGCCCCCTACTAGCAACTCGATCTGGATGTATTTTTATTGCTGTTTTAGTATAAAATTTTCTCCATAGTACCTTATCATTTAACATTGCTTTTAAAAATTCCAATTCTTCTTCATTAAATATACCAAGAGATTTTTCTTTTATATCGGAATCAAATCCAAAAGAAGATTTAAAATCATAATCATCGTAAAAGTTATATTTTGCTTTCTGCTCTTTACTGTATTGGTCACGTATCTTTTTTGCTTTTACTTTTAAAACATCTCTAAATTTAAGTATATGTATCAGTACAATATTCTTTTTCTTAGCTTCCTCAACTAATGATCTAACAAAATCGCCCATACAAACAGTATTATAAAAATCAAAATTATATAAATTTATCTCTGCATCAAATATATATTCAGCCACAACTTCAATCCCTTTAAATATTTGTATATAGTCCCTACTATTTGAATATTTTTTTAATAAATAGGTCTCATCATCGTTTATAAATTTGAATTTAGCATTTTCAATTGCTCTATCATAACTCGATTGCTTCTGTTGCTGCTCTTCTTTTATTTGCTGTTCAATATATTTATCTACTAAATCCATCCAACATTTTTTATATAATTTATAAGTTTTAAATAATTTTTTTATCTTAGGTTCAAAATTTTTTCCTTCATCTTCAAAATGTGCAAATAATTTTTTATTAATATAAATGCAAATATATGATGTAGTTTCAATATAACCTCTGCTGATTTCTAAACCGCCTTTTTCAAAATAGAATTCATTTTTTTTTATATATTTACTTCTTAATTCCTCATTATTTTCCCAACTATATTCAACTACAGTGGAATAAGATAACTCATGATCTTCTAATATACCATAATAATGGTAGTAATCATCTGTTTCCTCATTGTATTCTAGATGCATATAAGAATTATTTATATTAAAGCTCTTTAAGAATTTAAGATATTCTTTTTCATTCTGGATAAAAGGAATATTTAATTTATTTTGCCTAATAATTTGCTCTAATTGAATATGAGATATTTCTTTATTAAAATAACGTGATATAAGTAAGCTCTCAAAATCAGTTAATTCTAAGTCACTTTCAATATTCTTGTAAAAGTCACCCGTTTTCAAATAAATTTCATCTAACATTCTAGAAGTATCATTATAAATTTTAGATATATCATTATTGGGTACTGAAATATTTCCATCATCCTTGTTTTTTGTTACAGGGATCTCCATAGTGGTAGCTTTGGCTTTTAAAGATGTGACTTTATCAATTTTACATGATTTTTTATACTCTTTAATGGATTGTTCTATCTGTCTGCAACTCATATTGTTAATATCATTATCTTGTATAAATTTTTCTCTATCTTTTTTATTGATTTTAGATAAGCAAATTAATTTTGAAGGTTCTAGATCCGACAACGTTGTCGCATTTCCAAATTCTTTATATACTTTTATAAATCTCTGTGCTGTTCTTGAAGTGTAATCTACTTTTTCCTCTAAATATTGCAAAAAGTCACCATGATCTAATGCTTGCTTTACTTGATATAATTTTTTACCTATTAGAATAATATTTTTTGCCGTTTGATTTTTTAGCTGCAATATATCTCTTGTTATATCCTCAATCTCTGAATTTGATAATGCATTTTCAAAATGTTTCATTTAACCCCTCCAATCTTATTCACATACATAATGTGTAATTGCACTTCCCTTATCCTCTATTTTTTTAATTTTTAAAGCGTTGATATCACTGCATTCTCATATAGTAATTTTTGAAAATGGCCATTTTAAGGCATAATAAATCGCCAAGAAGTATAATTATATACCTTGAAATTTTAATTGCCTTAAAATGGCTGTATAAATCTTAAATATTTTTATAACTTTAGATTTTTTCGATTCTTTAAAATTCGTCAATCTTCCCAATCATCACATCCATCATCTTCATCAATAAAACATACATCACTATGGATACATGTAAAACAAGTTTCATAATTAGAACGTTCTTTTTCCGATTCTTTTCTCCATAATTCTCTCAAATCTTTTTCTTCTTCATATTCATCCTCTTGCTTTTGCCTTTTCTTACACCATGCAATTATCCCATTGTCGTTCCACTCTTTAGGGAATAATAAGAACCCTCCATCTACTGCATAATAATTTTTAGTAATATCCTCTCTTTTTCTCAAAAATGTATTACAGTCACCACATTTAAAAAGATTTTTTTCATCTAAACATTCAAATATATTTACACCTATTTCATTAGATATATCGAAAAAAGAGTGCAAGATACATTGATGACAACCCCTTGTATATCTCCATTTACTACCATCTTGCAAAGTAAAAATAATTTTAGTATCAAGTTTAGCCGAATTATCATAAATTTCTTCATCATTTAAAAAATCAAACTTTCCAATAGCAAATCTATATTGCCAGTCTAGTATTGTTTTCCCTATTTCATTAATGCTTCCACAACTTAAATCATTTGCATTTCCTATTTGTTGTCCAATTTTCTTTATACTAATTTTACAACTTTCACTTAGAATTTTATTTTCTTCTTTTCTCTCTTGTTCTTCTTCATTAATAGTGCCCATTTTTCATCCTCCAATTTTTATTTTACAAACGTTGATATTACTGCATTTCCAAGCTTTAATTTTTGTAAATCTCCATTCTAAGACATTTAAATATCTATTGGTTTTACTAAATTGCATAAAATTTCATGTTCCTTTTAATAATCATCCTCATCTCGTTTTTATTTTTTACATATACTACTTTCAGTTATTAATTTCAAAATATTATCAAAATTCTTAAAATTATCAATAAATTTATATCTATTTTTATGCTTGGGATTATTTAACAAATTGCTTTCAAGTAACAAATTGTAGCTAATACCCCTGGTACTTTCCTCTATAGTTTCAACCCTGTATTGACTTATTCCACAAGTAATTAAAGTTTGTCCATTCGCTATCTTCTTAATTCGCAGATTTTTGTAATTCAT